AGAACACAAAACAAGGAAAACTATTATTACTGGTTCTGGATTGTGGCTATGATTGCATTCATAGTTCCTCAGGTATTCACTGCCTGGGCTTACATAAATATTGTCAACATTATGAAAACTTGGAGTTTTTGACATGAATAAAGATGATTTGATGCACCTTAAAATTCAAGCAGCAATGAGAGAACACAATCTCCCAGAGTCTGAAATTAAATATCTTGGTGAAGGAGAAGGAACTCATTGGTATCGTATTGCTGGTAAACATAGTGTTCCAGTAAATATGATCGAAGGATTTGATCGTGTAGATGAAGAATGATATGAAAAAAAAGAAGAGACATCAAGTAAAATCCAGATGGTATTACGTTTTCTGGGGTATCGCAACAATCTCAGTGGTGGCGGGGCAAATTTATGTTGGAACTGGATATAGGCAGATGTCTGATAGTATTCGTGGTATAATTCGATTAGTAATATTGGATTCAGAACAACCTGATATTCTTTACAAATGATGACTATTGAAAGACTTGAACATGATGACGCTGTGTTTGCAGCAGATAAATTTATCAATTACTTCTCAAATACTGGAAGAATTGATGAGTATCTTCGTACAGTGAAGATGGATCGTATGGAAAATATTCCAACACCTCTTCTTGGTTTCGGGCCTGAAACAGAAATGTTCTGCGACTTTGATATGCACCCTAAAGATATGTCTTTCAAAGTCTATCCAGTAGATGATAAAGGAGGTATTACAAATAAGTATTTTAATGATATGTTGGAGATTACTACATCTCATGCAATTGAAAATTCGATACCAGGCAAATCATTAAAGTGGGTAGTAAAAGAAACTAATACGAATTCCGTAGTTGGATTTGTTAGATTTGGTTCACCTACAATCAACTCTAAACCAAGAAATCAATGGCTTGGAGATGTCCCAGAACTAAGTCGTTTTAATAAACATTCAATCATGGGATTTATTATTGTCCCTACTCAACCCTTTGGATTTAATTACTTGGGTGGTAAATTGTTGTCACTCATGTGTTGTTCAAATGTAGCAAAAGAACAGTTAGATAAAAAATACAAGAAGGGTGGTATGAATCTATGTTTGTTTGAAACCACATCTTTATACGGATCGACAAAGTCAACATCTCAGTATGATGGATTAAAACCTTTTATGAGATATAAAGGTTTAACCGATAGTGATTTTACTCCACTTATTCATGACGATATCTTTAAGGATTTAAATAAATGGTTTATAGCTAGAAATAATGATAAGACTCTGGTTAAGGAAGATGCATCGAGTCGCAAACTCAAGACGCAACAGAAAATGATTTCTTTGATTAAAAAAAGTTTAGAGGATCCAGAAAAGAGTCGTGAGTTTGCAGACGCTATAGTTGGTGCTAAAAATCTTACGGAACAGAAGAGATTCTATATGTCTACCTATGGATATTCTAATGCCAGGGAAGTCATATTGGGTCTTGAAGACGTTTTGAAACCTGCTGAGAACTTTGATAGATACCAATGGGATAACGTCATATCATGGTGGAAAAACAAAGCTGGTAAAAGATATGATAACTTAAAAACTGAAGGACGACTTCGTACAAAGTTAGAAACTTGGAATGTAAACCCAGATGAAATTGATATTATTAGATAATGGAACTTAAAGACTGGCTTAACTCAATCAACTTCACCAAAGAAGACTACAGTGATAGTATAAAAGATTACCCTCCATATATAATTAACCGGTGCTTATCGGGTCATATTGATTGTATATTGTTCGCTAACGAAATGAATCTTCATCATAGTTTAGATAAAGACATGCAATATTCTTTTTATCTAAATAGTTTGAGGAAAAAGAAGAGATTTTCTCCCTGGCTCCGTAAGGATAAGGTTCAAGATTTGGAATGTATCAAGAAGTACTATGGATATAGTAATGAGAAGGCATCTCAAGCATTGAAAATCCTAACAAAAGAACAAATCAACTTTATTAAGAAACGCCTTGATATTGGAGGAATGAAATGAGTAACACCCCAGAACCAACCGTGCAGTGGTCACAGGACCAGATGGTTGAGATATTTTTAAGTGAACCAGATGACTTTTTGAAAGTCCGTGAAACTCTGACTCGGATCGGTGTTGCTTCACGGAAGGAGAAGAAACTCTATCAATCATGTCACATTCTTCATAAACAAGGAAGGTACTTTATTGTTCACTTTAAGGAATTGTTTGCTCTGGATGGAAAACGTGCAAATCTGACACTCAACGATATTCAGAGACGTAATCGTATCGTCAAACTGATTTCTGATTGGGGACTAGTAACGGTTGCAAGTGAAGATGCAATCGTAGATATTGCTCCTCTGAACCAAATTAAAGTCTTGGCTTATAAGGACAAAGGTGAGTGGATTTTGGAACAGAAGTATAATATAGGTAAAAAGACTAGACCACAAGAAGAAGGTTGATAAATAATAAAGAGACCCTTCGTGCGGTCTCTACGAAAGTCGGAACACCCTATAAAGAGGTACGGTTTACACCTTGCCTCTTTTTTTGTTATCTATTATAATTAGTAATGTAAAAGGTGGGGTTCTAAAAGAACTCCTTCTACGCAAACCGGTTGCCTTCGGGGACCACAAAACATAAACTCGCTTACTAAAGGAGCTATCAAATGGGAAACCTAACGAAGTACAATGCTGCCAACATAAATCAACTGTTGGATCGTATAAATAGAAACAGTATTGGTATGGATGAATACTTTGATCGACTGTTTAATCTGCAAGAATCAGTATCAAATTATCCACCGTACAACCTAGTACAAGTCAGCAATACAGAGTCAAGACTTGAACTAGCACTTGCTGGATTTAAAGAAGAACAAGTAAATGTCTACACACAAGAAGGAAAACTCTTCGTCGAAGGAAAAAGAGACGATGGAGAATCCGAAGAAACATATGTCCATCGAGGAGTGGCTCGAAGACCTTTCACCAGAGCTTGGACATTATCAGATGATACGGAAGTTAGATCAGTTAGCTTTGAGACGGGGTTGTTAACTATTACTCTTGGACGAGTTGTACCTGATCATCACCTCCGCAAGGATTGGTTTTGATATAGAAACAAACTTTTGATATCATTTATACAAAAGTGTATCATAACGATACATTATAATCTAAATAGTGACAATGTGATTGATAAAGTACGATGGAAATTATTATCGCAGCAGCAGTCTTTATCCCTTTTTCTGCACTAGTGATGAATTCTTTTGATGATGAATCTGAAGATGATTTTGATTTTCTTTGACAGTCATGAATAAATAATCACGACTACCCTTTAAATATCGTCGCCGCAGAGGGGCAACTGGCAAAATCCAGTTGACGCCCCTCTTTTTTCTTGATATAATAATCTCATAACTAATAATATTATGACAATTAAACTTGTACTTTTGAAATCAGGTGAAGACATCATTGCTGATGTGGGAGAGATGACTGTTGGAGAAGATGAAAATGCAAGACTAGTCGGTTATTATCTCAATAAACCTTGCGTTGTTAAGATGGTAAAACCAACTCTTTTGACGGAAGAAGAGGGAAGTCGAAGTAAAAAATCTGGTTTTGAGGTTTCTCTATTCCCCTGGATTCCTCTAACTCAAGAAAAAACAATTCCCGTTCCTACTGATTGGGTAATCACAATTGTAGAACCAACGGAACAACTCAAACAAATGTATATAGAAGATGTTGTAAATTATGAAAGTAATCAAAATAATACTCTTAACGAATAATACAGTTCTACTCAGTGAAATCGAAGAAGTTGGCGCTGATGTTGGAGAACCTGATTGTAAGTTAATCAATCCATATGCCATCATGACTTCCGATCAAAAAATTACACTCCAAGAAAATGTTGCGACATTAACTCCTTGGATGAAAAAGTTCACAAAAGAAAATGTATTCATGATTAGTTCTGATAAGATTTTAACTATTACGGAACCAACAGAAACTCTCCTAGAAAAATATCAAGAAAAAACAAAGTAACTATGGCACTCTCTAAATCGGTTGAAGATTCACTCAAAGAAGCAGAATCAAATTTACGCAATGCTCTTGCTTTTGCAGCCAGACAAGAACGTCCTATGGTTTGTGGAGTCATTGCTGATTTGATTAACAAAATTGACACCCTACAGACAATGGATTCTATTATGGATAAAGTAGAGAATAGAAAACCAGGAGATAGTGGATTGTTTGGTAATTTTTTTACTGATGATGAAGAGTGACAAAGTCAATTTAATCTGATAAAATATAACTGCTCTGGAGATTACTGTTGAAGTTCTATACAAATGTTCAGTTGATTGGGAATCAATTTCTTGTTCGTGGTGTTGAAAACGGCAAGAGATTTGAAATTCGTGATGATTTTCGACCCACACTATTCATAAAATCAAATAAAGAATCGAAGTATAAAACTCTATCTGGAGAGTTTGTAAGTCCAATTCAACCAGGAACAGTCAGAGATTGTCGAGACTTCTATAAAAAGTATGATGATGTTGATGGATTTGAGATCTACGGTAACGATCGATACATCTATCAATATATCTCTAAAAACTATCCAGAAGAAGAAATCAAGTTCGATACAAAACAAATCAAACTTGTAACCATTGATATTGAAGTTGCTTCAGAAGAGGGATTCCCTGATGTTGAGTCTTGTTCTGAAGAAATACTTGCAATTACAATACAAGATTATGCCACGAAACGTATTGTCACATGGGGACAAAAGAAATTTATAAATAATCAAGAGAACGTGACATATCACCACTGTCCGTCAGAGCATGAACTGCTAAACTCATTCATTAACGAATGGATGACTGATGTTCCGGACGTTGTTACAGGATGGAATATACAACTCTACGATATTCCATACATCTGTAAAAGACTAGAGCGAGTCTTGGGTGAAAAGTTAATGAAAAGATTCTCTCCTTGGGGACTTGTATCTGAAGGTGAGACTTACATACAGGGGCGCAAGCACACTACATTTGATGTTGGTGGTGTTGCTCAACTAGATTATCTTGATCTTTATAAGAAATTTACTTATAAAGCTCAGGAGTCTTATCGCCTTGATTACATTGCAGAAATTGAACTTGGACAGAAGAAACTAGATCACTCTGAGTTTGATACCTTTAAAGATTTTTATACAAACGGGTGGCAAAAGTTTATTGAGTACAACATTGTTGACGTAGAACTCGTCGATAGGTTGGAAGATAAGATGAAACTTATTGAACTCGCTCTCACTATGGCATATGATGCAAAGGTTAATTACATTGATGTTTTCTATCAGGTCAGAATGTGGGATAATATTATATACAACTACCTGAAAAAAAATGACATTGTTATACCCCCTAAGAACAAATCATCAAAGAACGAAAAGTACGCCGGGGCTTATGTCAAGGAACCGATTCCGGGAAAGTATGATTGGGTGGTCAGCTTTGATCTTAATAGTCTATATCCTCATCTTATTATGCAATACAATATCTCCCCAGAGACGCTCTGTGAGGAGAGACATCCAAGTGCGACAGTTGATCGAATACTTGAGGAGAAACTAAACTTTGAGATGTACAAGGACTATGCGGTATGTGCTAACGGGGCCATGTACCGGAAGGATGTTCGTGGTTTCTTACCTGAACTAATGGAGAAGATGTATGGAGAACGTGTTATCTTCAAAAAGAGAATGCTTAAAGCAAAGCAACAGTATGAGAAGACGCCTACTGAAACACTTAAAAAAGAGATCTCTCGATGCAACAACATTCAAATGGCAAAGAAGATTTCTCTTAACTCTGCTTATGGTGCTATTGGTAATCAATACTTCAGGTATTATAAACTAGCAAATGCCGAAGCAATTACTCTATCTGGTCAGGTAAGTATTCGCTGGATCGAGAATAAGATGAACGATTATCTAAATAAGCTGTTACAAACAAAACAAAACGATTATGTTATCGCATCAGATACTGATTCGATATATCTTAATCTTGGACCTCTTGTTGATAAATTTTTTGTTAATAGGTCTGGCGACAAAGCAAAGATTGTGGGCTTACTTGATATGGTGTGTCGTGACAAGTTGGAACCGTACATCGACAAGTGTTATGAGGAACTTGCGGTCTATGTATCGGCATATGACCAGAAAATGCAAATGAAGCGGGAGAATATCGCTGATCGCGGTATTTGGACTGCTAAAAAACGATACATTCTAAACGTATGGGATAGTGAGGGTGTTCGTTATGAAGAACCCAAACTTAAGATGATGGGTATTGAGGCTGTAAAGTCCTCTACACCAGCGCCTTGTCGTAAAATGATTAAAGATGCTCTCAAGTTGATGATGAGTGGCACCGAAGATGAAGTGATAGACTTTATTGATAATGCTAGGAACACTTTTAAGTCTCTTCCCCCAGAGCAAATATCTTTCCCAAGATCTGTCTCCAATGTAGACAAGTATAAGTCGTCTTCTGATATCTATGCTAAAGGAACTCCAATTCATGTTCGCGGAGCACTTCTTTTTAATCATTATATAAAACAAAATAAACTATCCAATAAGTATTCTCTCATTCAGAATGGAGAGAAAATTAAGTTCTGTTATTTGAAGAAACCGAACACCATACATGAGAATGTTATATCGTTTATACAGGAGTTTCCAAAAGAATTAAACATTGACAAATACGTTGATTATGACCTACAATTTGAGAAGTCATTCCTTGAACCCCTCAAGTCTATTCTTGACTCTATTGGTTGGGAAGTAGAAAAAACAGTAAACCTTGATTCTTTTTTTGCATAATGGATTTACCTATTAATGATGAAGAACTTGCTACCATCGTCAGCGCATTGCGATTGGGTGGTAACGCATCACTTTATCAAAAACTGAATACTATTAAAGAGATCCGTGATGCCAATCCTGGAGGACCATACAAAAAAATTGCCCGTGAAAAATTTGGATTTGTAATATGATTGACTTTCTAAAAGAAATTGTAAAAGAGATCGGTGACGACTTTACACAACTTGCATCAAATATCGACGATACAGAAAATTATGTTGACACGGGTTCTTACATTTTTAACGGACTTGTTTCAGGGTCTATTTTTGGTGGTGTATCTGGGAATAAGATTACTGCCATCGCTGGTGAGTCTAGCACTGGAAAAACTTTCTTCTCACTTGCAGTTGTCAAGAACTTCCTGGATTCTAATCCTGACGGGTATTGTCTATATTTTGATACTGAAGCCGCTGTTAACAAGTCTCTTCTCGCAAGTCGGGGCATTGACCTTGATCGGTTGGTCGTAGTTAATGTAGTCACAATTGAAGAGTTTAGATCAAAGGCGTTGAAAGCCGTTGACATGTATTTAAAAAAATCTGAAGAAGATCGCAAACCTTGCATGTTTGTGTTAGACTCTCTAGGGATGCTCTCAACAGAGAAAGAGATTACAGACGCACTCAACGACAAACAAGTCCGCGACATGACGAAGTCTCAATTGACCAAAGGAGCATTCCGTATGTTGACCCTTAAGTTGGGTCAAGCCAACATCCCAATGATCGTTACCAATCACACCTATGATGTCATCGGCGCTTATGTCCCAACTAAAGAAATGGGAGGTGGCAGTGGTCTCAAGTATGCCGCTTCTACCATCATTTATTTGTCCAAGAAGAAGGAGAAAGACGGCACCGATGTCGTTGGAAACCTTATCAAGGCAAAGACTGCTAAGTCGCGTTTAAGCAAGGAGAACAAGGATGTCACGATACGTCTTTATTATGATGAGCGTGGTCTTGATCGATATTATGGTCTTCTTGAACTCGGTGAGATTGGCGGACTTTGGAAAAACGTTGCTGGTCGATATGAAATAGACGGCAAGAAAGTTTACGCTAAAGCGATCTACAAAGATCCAGAACAATACTTTACTCCAGAGGTAATGGAGAAACTAGATCAAATTGCACAAAAGGAATTCAGTTATGGAGAAAGTTGAGGTTCTGATTCTTAGAAACCTTTTATATAATGAAGAATATCTCCGCAAAGTAATTCCTTTCATCAAACCAGAATACTTTGAGGACATCAATCAAAAAGTAGTATTTGAAGAAATACTCAAATTTGTTCAGGAGTACAACACACCAACAACAAAAGAAGTTCTGTGTATCGAGGCTGAAAAGAGGTCTGATATTACGGATGCTTCTTTTAAACAGATCACACAACTAATCAGTTATCTGGAAGATGTTCCAACTGATTATGATTGGTTACTTAACACAACAGAATCTTGGTGTAGAGATCGCGCTATATATCTTGCGTTAATGGAATCCATCGCACTTGCCGATGGAAAAGATGAGAAGAAAGATAGAGGAGCAATTCCAACTATTCTTTCAGATGCTCTTGCAGTTTCTTTTGATACAAATATCGGACATGACTATCTCATTGACTACGAAAAACGATTCGAACTCTATACTACGAAAGAAGACCGAATTCCATTTGATCTTGAGTATTTTAACAGAATTACAAAGGGCGGTTTACCTAACAAGACTCTCAATATCGCTCTTGCCGGTACAGGTGTCGGTAAGTCTTTGTTCATGTGCCACATGGCTTCTTCCGTACTCCTTTCAGGAAGTAACGTACTCTACATCACGCTTGAAATGGCTGAAGAGAAGATTGCAGAGAGAATTGATGCAAACCTTCTTAACGTACCCATTCAAGAAATCTCAGAACTCCCAAAAGTGATGTTTGAGAATAAGGTAACAAACCTCGCAAAGAAAACTCAGGGAACTCTTATAATTAAAGAATATCCTACAGCAGCAGCACATAGTGGACACTTTAAATCACTTCTTAATGAGCTTGCACTTAAGAAGTCATTTAGACCTGATATTATTTTCATTGATTACCTTAATATATGTGCTTCCTCGCGCTATCGCGGAAACAGCACTGTCAATTCATATTCTTATATCAAGTCTATTGCTGAAGAGCTTAGAGGATTGGCTGTTGAAGCAAACGTCCCTGTCGTTTCTGCCACGCAGACCACTCGTTCTGGTTTTACTAGCTCTGATGTTGATCTTACTGACACTAGTGAGTCCTTTGGTCTCCCTGCTACTGCTGATCTTATGTTTGCCCTTATTAGTTCAGAAGAGCTCGAGGGGTTGGGACAAATTATGGTGAAACAACTGAAGAATCGTTACAATGATCCGACAGTATTCAAACGGTTTGTGATTGGTATTGATCGCGCAAAGATGCGTTTATATGACTGCGAACAAAGTGCCCAGGAAGATATCCTTGACAAAGGTGAAGAAGAAGAGTATAGTTATGAAGAACCAAAACCAAAGAAATCCTTTGATGGATTCAAGTTCGAATAATATGGGACTTACCACACGACAATCACAATCAAAATTAACGTTATCAGATTGTCCTCATTATTATGAGATGACCCTACAAAATGGATCAAAACGACATTGTGGTACTATGAAGGATGTCGAATGTATCTTAAGTATATATCCAGACGCTATCTATTCTAAGGTTTTGTTACCACACCCACCACAAACTGTGGACGTTCCTTCTATTGCAGTTGACCCAGATCCAGAATTAAAACCGCAACACTCTTTACCAGAATCTGAACTTATAGAACTAGAATTATGACCGTTTCAATTCCTCAAGAAGATATGTCCCATAAAGTTGATACTAATAGGTATCTAAATTTTGTTAATGGTGTGACTAGTCAACCATCCCAAGACACTGAAGCAATGATTTATCGTCTTCAGGAACTTGCTGGAAACGGAGCACAACCAGAAAGACTAATGACTGCTGCTGTTGGTTTGTGTGCAGAATCTGGTGAGTTTACTGAGATTGTAAAGAAGATGGTCTTCCAAGGTAAACCTTATAATGAAGAAAATGTTTTTCATATGAAACGTGAACTGGGAGATGTTTGTTGGTATCTTGCTCAGGCATGTATTGCTCTGGATACTACATTTGATGAAATACTTGAGATGAATGTTGATAAACTCGTCGGTCGTTATCCTGGTGGACAATTCAATGTTCATCATTCTGAAAATCGTAAGGAGGGAGATGTATGAGTAAAAAATCAAAGAAGAATTCAAAGGGAGATACTTGGGAGTGGGAAGAGACCGAAGAAACTCGTAAAGCATTAGAAAGACTACATCAAGATATTCGTAAACTTGAAGAAAAATCACCCGATCATGGAGTTGGAAAATGAAATTACTTACACTTGAGGATTATGAAAAGGCAGGAGAAACTTTCTGGCCTAAATATTGGTACATTGCTGGAGAACTTGGTGAAAACGCCAAGTCAGAAGATATCCTTAGAGTTATGGAAGCGATTGGGGGGGTTGCTTTAAAATTTGCTCTTGAAGAAAAAGAAGGTCCCTTTGGATTCAATAAAAAAGTAGAAGATATTCCTCCAACAGATACTGCAACCGGTGTTTTTGAATATGTCTGAACGTAAACCACGCTTGGAAGATTCTTTCGGAGGTTCTGTAGAAACTAATATTCCGGAAGATGCTATATGGATTGACGAATGTTTCTATGTTAAAAAAACACGATTTGGTCTGTACACCAGTATTTTAAAAGAACCTCTTGGTCAACACTTTATTACCGGTGCGACTAGGGAGGGAGTAATCACAATGACAAGATGGCATCTAATGTGCTTGCAGGAAGGTACACTTGGAGATTATACCACTGTAATTGGAAGTTCAGTTGTCAGTGGCAAACTTTGATGAAGACAGTAGAAAGGCATCGATATAATAAAGAAGGTCAGATCTTTCAGACAAGAACTCTTACCTTCGAACCTTATCCTATGACTGAGATAGAATCGGTCATAGGATCTATTTCTAATAACCTAACTCCAGATTTGGTCACCAAGAAGTACCGGGAAGAAAATGCATCTAATCCAATGTTTGGTCACTGTTATCACTCGTCTCAGGCACTTTACTATCTGATGGATACTGATGTTCTTGAGCAGAGAACTGCAATTGACTATCATGATTGCTCACACTGGTGGATTGTTGACAAAACCTCAGATAAGATATACGATATTACTGCCGACCAATACTATCATGTCGGTCAGACTCCACCATATCCTGGCAAGAAAAAACCTTGGTACGGATGGAAAGAAAGACCTCACCAAAGGACACTTAATTTAATGGTAAGAGTTCTTGGTGATAAATTGATCTCTGATGCAACATCCTAAATAAGTTGCATCTTTTGGGGAATTAGCTCAGTTGGTAGAGCACCTGCTTTGCAAGCAGGCTGTCAGGAGTTCGAGTCTCCTATTCTCCATTACTAAATAACTCTGTTGATAACGGAGTATGAGATGACTTTGCCGAAGGAAGTGGTATTGACTGCGTTAAAGTGCTGCAGAGATGTATACCCGCACGAACAAGATTTTCTGGTAAATCGTGACCATGATGGTTATACGATTCTTGCTGTAGAAGGAACTAACGAGACCACTGACTGGGTAACAAACCTCAAGTTTCTAATCAAGAGAAATGATTGTCATAGAGGTTTTCAGAACAATGCAAACAGAACTCTTGCACAACTAGTTCTTGGTTATGAAGCACTGGATGAAAGTCGCAAGTTGGTCTTTGCAGGACACTCACTTGGCGGTGCAACTGCAACTTGTCTCGCAGATTTGATGCTCCCATACAACGACAACATTGCAATTGTCACAGCTGGATCTCCAAGACCTGGTGGAAGAAAACTCAGAGCAAGACTGAAGGATGTTGAGCATCTTCGTTTTGTTCATGGAAATGATATTGTCCCACTGACACCACCTTTTCTTGCTGGATTTGTTCACACACATCCTGTCATTCATCTTGAAGATGAGAATGATACAATGTTTGATGGTGTGGCGGATCATAACATGGGAGATTACTACGACGCCGCAGTTAAGTATTATGCATAATAATGGCAAAACGAACTCTTAGTGCTCAAACTGTTAGTGATGAGTTGACTTATGCCAAGTTAAACAACACTGAACGAGGAAAAATAAGAAAAGAATTTGGGTCTGCATTTCTACTGACTATTGCAGCGGGAAATATCATTCCGCCCAAATCTTTTCAGGCAAGGACGGTTAATTTCGAATACTCAAAAGGTGATAAAGATAATCTTTCAATATTTTCTGATTACCTAAGTTCAATTTTTGAAGTTCCAATAACATTTAATAAGTCTACTTTAAAATTAGAATTGAAAGGTTCGTCAAAGATAACAATAAATTTTAAAGAAAAGAGAGATCCGCAAGAATCCAGAAAACAAACCCCTACTCAATATCAGGAGAAAGGAACAACAGACGTATTCAATAGAGTTTTGGATGAGAATAGACGATATGCTAGTGTAGAAGATATGAAAAGGGACAAAAAACTTATGGATGATTTGAGAGATACTTTTAGTGGAAAAACTGCAAAAAAGAATGTTGGAGATCATAGAGATAAAATAGATGATTGGATGAATACCTTTTTTTCCCAGCAGGATCTTTTCTTGGTGGGAAAATATTCACCTTCTATATGGAGTAAATTTGAATATCATAGTGATGATTGGGTAACTTTCTGGTCAAAATTTATTAAAAAAGTTAAAACACAGGACGGATCCCCCGTAGGAGATTACACTACTTGGAATCCTTCTGATATTTGGGCAGTTAAAGATAAAAGAGAATGTAATGCTGCAATTGATGCGGCTTTCAAAGCTGATAAAGGTGATCCTAGATTAAGTAAGTTGAATAATCTATTAATTCAGATGATGAAAGATAAACAACTCGTAGGAATATCTCTCAAAAAAATAGAAGGTAGTGGTGCTCATCTTGAGGAGAAGAATCTTGACCCCAAGTCTATGAGATTATCGGAAGTTGTAGAACTTGAAAGTAAAGATATTGATTTGCAACTTGACAATATTGTGCAGCAAGAAAAAGTTACCACTTATATTAAATATGCAGCAACACATACTATGAATATAAACTTGGGCGATAAAAAGAAATTTGGCAATCTTTCTTTTAATACCCAGATAAAAGGAACAGCTGCTCAGGGAGGACAAGCACCTGTGAAAGATGTCTTAAAGTTATTGCATGGGAAAGGAAGTTCAAAAAAATTTGATAATAATAATAAATCATATCCACAAAAACTTAGTGATTATCAAAAAGATGCAGGCAACTGGAAAAATATTTACATGGAGGTAAAAAAGAAAGCCGGTAGTGCATCATGGCCTTCATGGGAAGATTTTCAAAATTATATTGGAGATCTTTACCGAGATAAAAAAGCTCCAATTGCGGTATCAAAACTGATGCAAATTGATTTTTATTATGATGCTATTAAAAATCATACAAGTGATCAAGATTACGCTGATTTTTGGATTAATTTACTCCATCTTGGCATGAAAGTTGGAGTAAAATTTGCACCTCACGCAAAAATATCTTAAAAACAAACTATCTTCCGTTTTTAAAAAATTACTAAATAAAAGATAAGGACTAATAATATTGATGAGAAGTTTTTCCCAATTTTTAAGTGAAGCAATGAAATCTGCCGCA